TAATACTTTATTTCGTTTACTGGTGAACTCTGGTATAATAGGGCTAGCATGAAAAGACACGATCTCTCCTTCATATTTCTTAGAAATGTTAAATCGATCGTTTAATCCCAGAATCACTTCTCTCGTTCTACTGGCTTTCCAGACCATTATGCTATGGGCTAAAATCTCTATGCCTCTATTGGCGCCAGTACACCTCGCAAGACTCGAGGAACTGTCTCAGCGCTTGGAAGTCCTAATTTCAACAGACTGTACTGCATTCATCAATGTTACATCTCTATTGTATGTTTACGTCGTGGATGTAGTCCGTGGCGTTAAACCTTCCGGTAAGGCATTCCCACCGAAGTTCATCCATCCGGTCACATACGAACCTTACTTACTTGAGGGAATTCTGAAGTCTATCAGGGCGTTAGAGGGTACTCCAGTCTTTAGAATGTATATTCGATGTTTATTATCTTTCTTTGCATGTCGACGGATTCTGAAAGGTTCACCGACTTTCGATCCAAGCACGATTGTCACACCTTCACCGGTTACTAAGGTTCCGTCCATGCCTGTTGGCGATATCTCTGCACGCTTGGGTGTAACACGAGATATGTTCAGAGGCTCGCTATTTGACTTCCAACGCCGGTTCACATATCACTTAACTAATTCCAAGGGCCCTAATGGGCATGCACTCTGGACATCGCATGTAGATGCCTTCGCGGTTATGAGGGATGTTTCCTTATCTACTATTATATCATCATTTGCGTCTGTCCAAGGGCTGTCAGATGTTTTCGTTAGTCTAACTGAGTGTGCCAAGATCCCACCTTTCTCTAAACCCGATCTTTCCGAACCACTGCACTCTAAACTAACAATTATCCCAGACAAGGCTGGTAAATCTCGGATTGTCGCTCAGGTGGATTATTGGACTCAAGCTTTGCTTCAGCCACTTCAATCAGTCCTCAAAGAGGTACTCTCTCGGATACCAATGGACGGGACATATAACCAGGAAGCTGCCGCTATGTTGGCAAAATCCTTTACTAAGGAAGGTCTTCCCACGTTTTCCGTGGACCTTACTTCGGCAACTGACCGTTTCCCCGTTTGGCTACAGCGGGAGGTACTCGGCTATCTGTCCCGCTCGGCGGAATTCGCGGATTTATGGAAGTCAATCATGGTTGATAGAGCTTTCACAGCCCCAGATGGTACTGAGGTTCGATACTCTGTTGGACAGCCAATGGGTATCCTATCTTCGTTTGCTATGTTCGCCTTAACACATCACTTCGTTGTTCAGTGGGCTGCACTTAGGGCAGGTCATAAATCAGTGTTTAATCAATATGTTATTATTGGGGATGATCTTGTCATTGCATCTAAGGATGTTTATAATGAATACATTAAACTTATTGGGGAGCTGGGGGTCGAGTTTAGTCCCATGAAATCCTTTATCCATTCCGATCACTCTCTCTCTACTGCCGAACTAGCAAAACGATTGTTTATAAACGGGCTTGAGTTCACTCCCCTTCCAGTGACCCTTCTGTCGCAATGTGTTACGGATTCACTCCTGTTTCCAATGTTGCAGAATGAGCTCTGGCGGCGTGATTTTATGGTGTCTCAATCCGATTTCTGGACATTCATTGCTGGCCTAGGGAATAAGGAGGGTTTTATCAACCTAAGTTACCTAAATGGTGTCCCTTCAGTTGTTTCAGGAATTGTTAATCCCATACTGTCTGAGGGTGAGCATTTCTCCTGTGAAAATTGGGCCTCCGACTACTCACTAACGCGTGACGATATTAAGAATGCCTATATCTACTCTCAAGTGAATTCCGTCCTAACGAGAGTAGATCAAATGGTAAACACATCTCTCTCAATATCTGATGTTATCCTTACA